GACCCGATAGGTAATGCGTGGCTTAAAGAAATTACAGATAAATTAAACGGAGAGACAAAAGGGTTAAAATATCAATTATATAATACAGAAGTATTGCACGTAACGCATAAAGATAATCCTTTTTTGGCACCTGAAGAGAGAGAACAAATAGAGAATCTGCAAAATGAAGATAAAGAATATGATAAAATATACAGGTTAGGCCAGTGGGCAACGCCTACATACATAGTATATGATAATTGGGATATTGTCCAGAAAATACCAGAAGATTGCCATTTGACTTATTATGGGGTAGATTTTGGATATGTAAATCCATCAGCAGTTGTTAAATGCCAGACAAATGATGAAGGCAAGGATGTATATTTGTCAGAAGTTATTTATCAGACAAAACTTACAAATACTGAACTGATTGAAAAAATGAAAATGTCAATTGATTTTAATGATATTATTGTGGCTGATGCTGCAGAGCCTGATAGAATAGAAGAGATAAGAGGTGCCGGATTTAATGCAATACCTGCGACAAAAGGCAAAAATAGTCTAACTGAAGGTATAGATAGATGTAAACGTAAAAGATTACATATATTGGAATCATCGGCCAATATAATTAAAGAACTTAAAGGATACAAATACAAAGTTGATAAAAGTGATAACATATTGGAAGAGCCATTGCCATTTAGAGATCACGCTATGGACGCTATGCGGTATGCTATTAAAAAATTAGACACCGATCTTAATATCTCAACTGGATTTACTTTTTTTGAACTGGAAAATGAAGATGATGAGTTTAACAAAATAAATGATGATAGGATGTGGAACGTGCTTTAAGGAGAATTGATATTAAAAGAAAACCGACGTTAAAGCAAATAAGAGCCTATTATTATGTTTTTATAGCTGGTTATAATTATAAACAAACTGCTACACTAATGGGGATAAGCAGGCAGGCGGTCTATCGGCTGTTAAAACGATTAAAAAAAACAAATCCGCATTTATTCACTTCTACAACTTTTTCTGTAAACATTTTTAAAAAAAATAAAAAAATCTTAAGTTATTGCAATTCAATGGATTGCCGTCTGATTACAAAGTTTTAGCCGGTCAAAAAGGTTTACAAGTACAGGTAATACGGAGGGGGATAGTTTTTTATATAGGACGCGATGTGTCCAAAATATATTAAAAATAAGGTGGGGGCGCAGCTTGTATAACGTTTTGCAGAGGTGTATCCTCACCAGAAATGTACTATGCTCTATGGAGTACTATCTTACAGAGTCCTGGCATAAAGCTGAAGGATATTAAAGCGGTAGCACGAATGAGAGAAAACGTAGCACGATTAGATGATGATTAGATAAGTTAAGGTTGATGATTTGCGGATACCATTTTTAGATTCTTATATAGAAAAGAAGTTATCGCAGCAGCCGAGGGAGGTCAGGGCGATTATATCAGATTCTATATCGCCCTGGACTGGCAATAGACCATTACAGCCTCCTGCTGATTATCGTTCTTTGATAAAAGAATATAGAGGCGAGATTTATTCGCTTGCAAAGAGGAATGCGCAAGCGGTTGCGCAGACTCCACTTCGGCTTTATACGAACAAGCCTAAATCCAGGCAAGCCAAATATACGAAATCAATATTGATAAAAACTTTAAAATATGAAGAATTACAAAGTAAGGCACATCTTATTAAGTGGACAAATAAATCTACAGAGATAAGCGAAGTTCTTGAGCATCCGTTTCTTGATATGCTTTATAATATAAATGATTTTTTGAATGGGTTTGAGGCGATAGAGTTGCTTGATTTGTTTTTGGAGCTTACGGGTAACGCTTATTGGTATATTATAAAGAATCCGGCGACAGGCATTCCTTGTCAGATATGGCCATTATATTCTCAATGGGTGAAGATAAAGGTTGATGCTAATCGGTTTATAAGTCATTATTTGTATGGAGTGGGGTCGGATACACAGAAGTCAAGATATGAACCAGAAGATATTGTCCATTTTAAGATGCCGAACCCGATGAATTTATGGTATGGAATGGGGCCTTTGCAGGCTTCATTACTTCAGGCAGGCTTAAATGTAAGCTATGATGAGTTTAATAAATACATGCTGGATAATAATCTTGTTATGCCGTTTTATCTTCAGACGGATACTATCTTAACTGAACAGCAGATAAGACTGATGCGTTCCGGACTTGAGAGAGAGCACAAAGGCATAAACAGGACGGGGCGGTTTGGCATATTTCATTCTGGTATGAAGCCTGTACCGATAACAACGAACCCAAAGGATTTTGAGTTTGTTGCTGGTTCGGAGCTGACATTGAAAAAACTGGCAAGGGCCTTTGATGTCCCGTGGAGCGTGTTGAGCACTGATAATGTTAATCTGGCTAATGCAAAGGCGGGATACCGACAATGGATGCAATCGGGTATATTGCCACGACTGAAGCGGATAGAGCAGAAAATAAACGAAAGAATAATGCCGATGTTCGATGAGACATTATTCGTAGCTTTTGACAATCCTGTGCCTGAAGATAACGAATTTAATCTTAAAAGACACGAGATGTATGTTAAAAATAAGATTATGACGGTAAATGAGATTCGGGAGAGTGAGGGATTAGAGCCGGTTGAGTGGGGTGATGAACCGGTTGAACCGGCAATGCCGGCTTTTGGGAAAAGTGGTCCGGAATTAAAAACTAAAGCTATAAACAATAATAAGCCGGAACAGTTAAAGAAGATAAAAAAATGGCTTGATTCGACATCTGTCCGGATAAGTGAGACTGTTACGGACATAAATCTCGCATCAGGTGCAGTTGTAGAGCAGATAGACTGGCATATTATACGTGAGGAGGGGGAAAAGGCATTAAATGAAGTTATTGATGACAATCTTCTTGTTGGTATGAAAAAGGGTAATCATTTGTTGGGCAAGTTGGCAACTGCGTTTGATATACAGGATCCTGCGGTTATTCGATGGGCAAAGGAATATGTTGGCGAGCGGATAACAATGATAAACGAAGAGACACGACAGGCAATCAGAAATTCTATAGCCGAGCGGCTGCGGCAAGGGACAACGCCACGAGAGCTTGCCAGAGAGATACGAAGTGTTAACAGTCTTGGGCTTAACGCTCGTCAACAAAAGGCTTTAAGCAATTATGCGGCACGCTTAAAAGCAGGGGGTAAATTAAGCGATACAAGTGTAAATATGGCTGTTCGTGAATATAGAGACAGGTTATTGACGCAACGGGCTGAAATGATTGCCCGGACAGAGTCGGCGTCAGCGTTAATACACGGTGAATTAGAGAGTTATAATAAATCGCAGGTAGATATGGTGGAATGGAATGCTGCGAATGATGCTTGCGACATATGCTTACCACACAATGGAGAACGGATGCCGATAGGTCAATCGAGGGGCATATTGCCTTATCACCCACATTGTAGATGTGATTGGCTGCCGGTTATAGATTAGAGGGGCTATAAAAATGACATTTAAGTATTTTGACATAGACAAAGCTAAAATTGATATAGAGCCTGAAGAGAGGGCTGTGATTTCGACTATTTCAACGGCTGCTGTTGACAGGGATAAAGAGGTAGTTTTGCCACAAGGTGCAGATTTAAAAAACTATCGCAAAAATCCGGTTGTTCTTTGGGCACACCAATCGACGACACCGCCAATTGGGAAAATGGCGTGGATTAAGACGGACAAGAACAAAGGTTTAATAGCTAAAACCATCTTTGCTGAAACTGACAGGGCAAATGAGGTATATGAATTATATAAGGGCGGATTCTTGAAGGCGTTTAGTATTGGGTTTATGTCAAGGGAAAGCCGAGAACCAAAAGAACAGGATTTGAAAAACCATCCGGAATGGGCAGAAGTCCGGCGGATACACAGCAAATGGGAGCTGTTTGAGTATAGTGCCGTTCCTGTGCCGTCTAATCCCGAGGCATTAGCTATTGCCGTGAACAAAGGGATGGAGTTGTCTGACGAGCTCAAGAAGGATTTACACATAGCAAAGGATTTTGAGGATTTAGAATATGAGGATATAGAGTTGAAACCGGCGCCAGATATAACGGAAAATTATATCAGGTGGCGGATAAAAGACCCGGATTTGTTTGTAAGGAACTCTTTCAGGGTGATAGATATATCTAAAAAGGAAGGGATAAAAGCCACTGTAGGCAAGTTGAAAAAAGACCCTGATGGTCCGACTCACGTCCAGTCATATCTATTTGATAAGGACAAATGGACGGTTGAGCAGGCAAGAGAATGGGTGAATGAGCGTAAGGATTTTAACCCATTCAAAAAATCTAAAATAGTTAAAGTGATTAAATCTGAACCTAAACTACTTTCTGTTTATAAGACAGGGGTAAAGAAATATAAGGTCCCTGTTAAACAAGTTGTAGGGAATGAAATTATAGAGCAGATAAAAAGGATTAGAGGTATTGTTTAAGCTGTCAGGTAATTGCTGGAGATATTTTTCAGAAATATCAGGTAATGGCTGGAGACAGATAGAACAGATAGATATGAATAATAAGAGTTATTATATAGGAGTTTAACTATGTTAGTCAAATTATTGCAAGACTGGAAAAATGGGCCAGACGAGTATGTAAAAGGCGTAACACTTGATATGGAGCATGATTCTGACGCTGAAGAGCTTATCAAGGCTGGTATTGGTGAGAAGGTCGAAAAACCTGAAAGCCAGAAAGAGCAGGATGAGATAGATGAGAAATCGATAGAGCTGATGGTTCAGGCTGCATTGAAAAAGCACCTTGAGGCGATTACGCCGACTCGTAAAATTGGCCAGGTTGTTTATGAAAACAAAAACGATGATGAAGAGTATTTTAAGACAGGCGGTTATGAGACTTATAGTAGTTTTGCACAGGATGTGGCCAAGGCTGCAAAAGGTGTGATGACAAAGAAACTGCAAGAGTGGGACCAGAAGACGGCAGGCCATATGTCTGAAAGTGATGATGTAGAAGGTGGTTATTTAGTGCCTGAAGAGTTTAACTCTAAACTATTGAGCACTATGCTTGAGGAGACTATTGTCCGGCAACGAGCGCAATATGTCCCGATGCAGACTAACACTATATCTTATCCGTGCATTGTTGACACAAGCCACGCATCGAGTTTGTTTGGTGGCATTGTTATTTACCGAACGGATGAAGGCAGTCAAAAGTCTCCGAGCAAGCCAAAGGTTGGTAAGGTTCAATTGACTCTGCATAATCTTACTGGGCTGGTTTATGTATCTAATCAGCTTTTGGAGGATTCGCCAATATCAATAGAGCCATTGCTTTATGACCTTTTTGCTCGAGCGATAGCGTGGCAGGAAGATGAAGACTTTATCAATGGAACTGGTGCCGGTCAGGCGTTAGGTGTCCTGAACGCTCCGTGTCTTGTTACGCAGGCTAAAGAGACAGGGCAAGCTGCGGATACAATTATATATGAAAATGTTATCAAAATGTGGTCGAGATTGTATCCGCGGTCGCGGGGTAATGCTATTTGGCTTGTAAATACTGATGCGTTACCGCAATTGATGCAGATGTCGTTGGCTGTAGGCACCGGTGGTTCGGCGGTATATATACCACCGGGTGGCGCTTCTGCCACTCCATATGGGACACTGATGGGCAGACCGCTTATAGATAGTGAGCATATGCAAACGGTCGGCGATAAAGGTGATATATTGCTTGCGGACTGGAGTCAGTATCTTATTGGTGGCAAGTATGGTGGTGCGGTTCGGACAGCATCTTCGAGCCATTTACGATTTGACTACAACGAGATGGCGTATCGCATTGAGACTCGATATGACGGCCAACCGTGGTGGTCAAGTGCTCTGACGCCAAAACATAGCACAAATACTTTAAGTCCGTTTGTTGCGCTGGCTGCGAGAGCATAGTAATTAATAAAAACTAATTTATAGGAGAATAATAAAATGAGTTTAACAACTGCATTATTCACAACAAAAAGGAAAGTTGTAAATGCCTTGCCACCTATAGACATAAGTGGCGGCAAAACTACAGATGTTATCAGTATGAAAGGTTATGATAGAGCTACATTTATCGTAACTTTTGGTGTGGTAAATGACGGTGCGACACCAGGTGCGTTGACAATCAAGAAGTGCACAGACGTATCGGCAACAGGTGCGACGGCGATGCCTTTTACTTATCGTGTAGAATCAGATGCTGCAGGTGATACGCTTGACAGTATATCATCTGCAACCTCAACTGGAGTTAATTTAAGTAGTGTATTGAGCACAGAAGACAATGTTATGCTGATTGCCGAGGTGCGTGCTGAAGAGCTCACGTCTGGGACTACAACAAATTACGATTGCTTAAGACTGGATATAGCTTATTCGTCGGATAGTGCAATTGCCAGTGTTGTATGTATTCTTGATGGTGCTCGTTATCAGAACGATTCGATGCCGTCAGCTATTACCGATTAAGGCGTTTAACTATGAAGTTATTATTGACAGCTCACGCTTTTGGGCACGAGGCCGGTGATATTCTTGATATTGCTGATGACATAGCGAATTATTTGATTGTGTCTGGCAGGGCTAAAGCCTTAAAAGATTCAGGAGTTGTAAAAAGTAAAGCGAACAAGGCCCGTAAGGGTAAAATCAAGCGGGCCGGTTCGCCTAATAACAAGATGTTAAAGGATTACAAAAGTAAATGACCATTACACTGGTCATCCATAACTTATTATTTTAGGAGAACCCAGAAATGGCTATAGGACAAAAATCACCACTATTTTCACGTAAGCAACCGGGCGGCGTGTATATGATAGTGAACGAAACGATGACTACCGGTGATATATGGTGGGTGCATTCAGGAACGGGGACTGATGCGGCAGGATATGGACGAAACCCCGATAAACCACTTGCGACCGCAGATTATGCTGTTGGACTATGCACAGCTAATCAAGGCGATAGAATCTATTTGATGCCTGGTCATGCCGAGGATTTAGATTCTGCAGGCGCTTTGGATATAGATGTTGCGGGTGTAAGCGTTATTGGTTTAGGTATCGGTGCGAACAGGCCTACTTTTACTTATACGGATTCAAGTGCGACAACACTGATGGGTGCTGCAAGCACGTATATATCTAATTGCAGGTTTGTTGCTGGCGCTGATAATATTGCCAGATTCGTTAATTGTGAGACAGGCGATAATCATATAGATAATTGTTTATTTCAGGGCGGGGCGTCTTATCAATGGTTGAATGCAATCAAGTTAACCACGACAAAAGACAATTTCACGATAAAGGATTGTATGTTTGAACAGAAAACCGACCCTGGCGGAACGAACGGTGCAACTGGGACAGGTGGCATATTTATTGTAGATTCGGAGAATATCATTATAGACAATTGTATATTCTACGACCAGATAGAAACTGCAGCTATCCATAACAAGACAACTGCTTGTAAGAATCTGTGGGTAACAAATTGTCGGTTTTATTGTTCGCTGTCTGATATGAAACCTTTTGTATTGGTTGATGGTGCTACTGGTTCAGCGGAAAACTGTGGCGGAGCGACGCCGGCTTCAACTGATGTATCAGACGCTAATCTTTGGGGCACACTTGGTGCTTCATTCTGGATTGGTGCAACTTCAGCTCTTGGTAATGATTCTGCGGCAGGTGGACAAGGTTCAGCTGCACCGACAGCGTGTGAATAAAAGATAATTAAATTAATAGGAGAAATAGAAATGACTGACACAATGAATATATTTGGTAGAACAGGTAATTTGGCTGATGTGAATTCGGAAGGTGCAATTTATATAAAGAAGCCGGACGAAATAGAAGCGTATGCGTGGACAACGGCAACTGCTGATATTGATGCAGGAGATACTGCTTTTTTGATATGCAATACAAGCACAAGCAAGCATTTACATATTGTAAGAGCTTTTGTTCGTGTTGATGTTGCTACTGAACTTGATTGGCATTTTCCATCTTATAGCGATTCATTCAGTGGGACAGCGGTTACAGGCATTCCGCTGAACAGACAGAAGACGTCCAGTGCACCGCCGGTTCTGGCATATGCTGATGAGACGGCCAATTCACAGGCTAATTTGTTTATGACTAATTATCTGCACGTGGCAACTAATGGACAGACGACTTGTTCAGTGGGTCAATGGATAGATTTTGATGGTATGATTGTGTTAGGATACCATGATTCATTGGCGGTTGATATTGGCAGCGAGCCAGGCGCATTTAATTTAGCTCTGTTTGGTTATTTTGAGGCTGACCATTAATGGGATATACTATTGCTGACCAGACGACGGCAACTGCCGTATCTGATTCGCTTACAACACTGATTGATTGGATAAGCGTTGAGGCGTATGAAGATTTTCACGTTGTAACGGAAAATACAGGTGGCGGCAGTGGTGATGATATTACGGATGTTCAATTGGACACGTCCGATGATGCTGGGGTAACTGTATCTACTGATGCTTATGATATATCGCCTGCGGCAAACATAACATCGGGCACAAGCGACCACGTAAGTTTTACATCTACCGATATATCATCAGCTAAATATGTCCGGATACGTGCTAAATGTGCAACTAATGAGGATACAACGGCTAAATGTTGGCTGACAGCCGACACGTTGAGCACTACAGTAGATACATATGCGCTTACATCGCTTGCTAAAGTTAAGGCATATATGGGCATAACAGATACAGCAACTGATGCGGTGTTAGCACAACTTATAAATGCTGTTAGTTTGGCGATAGAAAGGTATTGCGACAGGAAGTTTAAGAGCCGGTCTTATACTATGGAGAGGCAGGACGGTTCGGGTAGTAATATCATATTTGTTAAAAATTATCCGATAGTCAGTATAGAGCGTATCGCAACTGCAACAACAGGTGCTTTACAAATAAAATGTTCTGACACGGGCGCTTATTCAGCAACATGTGAAATTACCCGTTCTACCGGCTCACTTCCTGCCAATACTCACTTGAAACTTGTTATTCACGGTGGTGATAATGCTGGGACTAATTCGCTTGCTTTTTCAACTTATACAAACCTAACGACTTTGGCTGCGGCAGTAAACGCTTTGACTGGCTGGGAGGCAACCGTTTTAAGTGGGTTTGCTGCTTATGATTCTACGGAGTTTGTTTGTATAGGTGCCAGTGAATGTCTTAATTCGATAAGGACTTTAGAAGTCCCTGATGGACGGTTAAGTGATTATCAAATGAATCAGGCTGAAGGTTCGATATTTTATGAGGGCGGTTTCGCCAGATATTATAAAAACATTTACATTGATTATCACGGCGGATATGTAACTATACCGCACGATTTAGAACAGATAGCTATAGAGCTGGTTAGCGATTTATATGAGTCGAGGAATACTAATAAGTCGTTGAAGAGTGAAAAGATAGGTGATTATTCTTACACGCTGGGAGAAATAAAAACTGCAATAGAAAGTAAAGCCGACCAACTGGCTGTTTGGAAGCGTTATGGCTATTGATAATTTATATAACATAACAGTAGATATACAAAGACCAACAATGAGTCAGGATGATTATGGTGCACAGGTGAAGACCTGGACAGATTTGTTTAAAAATGTTAAAGGCCGGCTACAGCGAAAAGGCGCACGTGAAGTTATATTTGCGGATAAAGATACAGTATGGAGTGATTATACTTTTTATTGTAGTCCGACGGTGGCGATAAGTAATAAAGACCGTATAGAATATGATGGTAGATATTTTATGGTTCGTGGCACAGATAATGTAAACCAAATGAATCATCATCAGAAAGTAGATTTACTTGAGATAAAATGAAAATAAACTGGTATGCAGATAGATGTATAAATGAAGCCGAAAAGGTTCGGAAATCAGCATTGACCAAAGCGGCCCTTGTTGTTGTCCGTGAAGCTAAAAGTTCGATAGGTGATACGGGAATTAGAGGGGCTACAAAATCCGAGCGACGCAAATACAGGTCAAAGCCTGGTGAACCGCCACACAGAGATACAGGGACATTATTAAGGGGTATAGGTTACGAGCTTGTAGGTAACGATACTGCAAGGGTAGGAGTGAAAAAGGCAGTTAAATATGGATATTGGTTGGAATATGGAACCAGTAAGAAAGATGGAACCAGTAAAATGGCGCCAAGGCCGTTTTTGAGGCCGGCATTGGCTAAAAGCAGAAAAAAGATAGTCAAGATATTTAAGGATGTATTTTGAAAGATTTACTTGATGCTATATATGCTAAATATAATCTAAATGATTCAGGTGTATTTGCGGCTCTGCGTGCTGCTAATACAGGTGGTCTATATCTTGTAAAGGCAAAAGAGCAGCAAGAATATCCTTATATGACACTGAATCATATAGTTGGTTCTATAAGTTATACAAGCACAAGCGTGCTGAAAGAAGCAACGGTGCAGTTTAGTATTTTTAGTGATGTATTTTCGGAAGTGATGACAATTTATGATAAATTATGTAATGCTTTTGATGATACAACTTTAACTTATGATAATGATACGGCTATAGTGGTGCAGCGAATTAACGAAACGGGGCCGTTGGTGTTTGAGGATGTATGGCAGGTAACGATTGATTATCAGGTCATAAGAGAATAGGAGTTTGTTATGGCAAACGAGAAGTTTTATGGACAGGGCGGAACAGTAACATTTAATGCGGAATCGCAGGCGATGGTTACAAGTTGGTCGCTTACTTATACTGCAGATACAGTTGAAACTACAAACCTTGCAGATACGTGGAAAGAATATACGCCTGGTTATAAAGATTGGACAGCTACGGTTGAATGTCATGCTGATAGTGGGGGCCACAAGATAGGGACAAGTTCACTGCTCGATAAGATAGGCACTGAAGCGGCTTTAGTTTTAACTGATGGCAATGGCACTTCACATACGTTATCTAACGCATTTTGTTCGTCGGCTAATATAGTAACAGATAAGGACGATATAGAAAAGATGACGTTTACATTTTTAAGTGCAGGTGATAGTTAATAAGGAGAATCAGATGTCAACAGTTCACGGAAAGAATGGAACGGTAACATATAATGGTAGTAGTCAAGCGAATGTTGTAAACTGGACTTTAGATATAACCGCTGAACCTGTTGAAAACACAGTTATGGGCGGAACGTATAAAAGCCGTATTCTCGGCTTAAAAGACTGGACGGCTACAGTAGACGTGCTTGTAGATGACACTACGGGCCCAACGATTGGCAATACTGCTGCATTAACAGAAATGGCATCTTATGGCGATTCTGGTTCGTCGGTGGATTTAGTTTTATCTAATGGCAGTTACAAATTCACGGGCAAGGCATATGCTAAAGAGATTACTATGGGTGTGCCGGTTGATGATATGGTAACATTATCGATTGTGTTCGATGGCGATGGCGCATTATCGGAATCGGCAGAATCATAATATAGGAGAGGTGTTATGGCATTATCATTATTTACAGGTAAATCAGGTAAAGTAACATCAGGGACAGAGATTTTACACGTAATTAATTGGACGTGTAATGTAACACGAGACATAGAAGATGCGACAGCTATGGGTAGCGGTGTTGCTTGGCGGTCGAAAGTAATGGGGATAATGGATTGGACGGCAACTGTTGAATGTTACCAGAAGGCTGGTTCAACATATCATTTGGAACCGGGGACAGCGGCAGCATCTTTAGTTTTGAATCAAGATGCAACACATGCACTTACTGGAGATGCAATTTGCACAAGTGCCACGGTAAATAATCCTTCTGATGGTATGTGCACGATAACATATGAATTTCAGGGGGTAGGTGAATTAGAATGGGCATAATATATTGAAAGGAGAAAAATAAAATGAATCCGGAGATATTATCTGATGTTTTAGCGGGCAAAAGAGAAATTATTATAAATAACGAAAGATATGTTATATCACCTCTAACGCTTGGCGATTGGGCGGATTTTCAGGCATTTATTTTGCAGAAAAAAATAGATAGAAGTCTAATTGCATTAAAAAAGGTTTATGGGGATAATATACCGCAGCCTGCATTATCTGCAGTTTTAAATCAAACTATTTCTGATGAAGAGACAGAAAAGGCGTGTGAGTCAATTGAATATGTATTTTTTCTATTATGGCGTTCTTTGAATAAGACAAGACCTGATATAACATTAGATAAAGCACGAGAGCTTTTAACAACAGATAATATAGTTGAAATAACTAACATTTTAAGCAATCCGGTTAATACTGACAAAACAAAAACAGACAATCAAAAAAAAGCATAAATGCAGATAGCCTGAATTGGTCAACGGCTGTCTGCATGATATGTCGATTTTATCCGGGTTATACACTGGATAAGATTCGAAATTTAACTATTTATCAATTTAATATGTTATGTAGAGAGATAAGTAATTTTGGAGCGGAAAATTCATTAAAAGAAGAGTTGCTTGAAGGTTCTGCTGGTATTATGGCGGCAAGGATGATGTTGCCCAGAAAGGTAAAATAAATGGCAAAATTAGGTGAAGCGTTTGTTGACATCAAAGGTAATTTACAACCTTTGCGAGCGAGCTTTAAAAAGGCATATGCCATCACTTTGCAAAGCATGAAGGTAATAAACCGATCTGTGATTCGCATTGGCCAGAGAATGAAAGGGGCATTGGTTGCGTCCGCTATCGGCGTAACCGGGTTGTCGGCAGCGATTGTGAAGCTGGCGATGGACGCAGAAGAGTCTGAGAATTTATTTCAGGTTTCCGTGGGAAACATGGCAAAGGAAACGCGTAAATGGTCAAAAGAGCTGGCGAAGGCTTTGGGGCTTAACGCTTATTCTATACGGGAAAACGTTGCCACTTTCAATGTAATGCTCAAATCGATGGGGCTAACAGAAGAAAAAGCTGTTGATATGTCGAAAAAAATGACAAAACTCGCTTATGATATGGCAAGTTTTTACAACCTTCGCCACGAAGAAGCATTTGAAAAAATACAGGCAGGCATAACAGGCGAGACAGAACCGTTAAAGCGACTGGGCATTATTATAAATGAGACAACGGCTAAAACGTGGGCACTGAACAACGGGTTAGTTGAAGAAGGAGAGCAGTTAACGGAGGTTCAAAAGATACTTGCCCGGTATGGTGTTTTGATGGATTCTACAAAGCTAGCGCAGGGTGATTTAAGGCGGACATCTAATAGCTTGACAAACGTCTTGAGGTCATTAAAGGCAACCTTGACAGAGCTTGGGATTGAGATAGGCGAGATGTTGCTGCCAAGCGTCAACAAAGCTGCCAAGGCGATGAAAAAATGGCTAACTGAAAACAAAGAAGAAATCAAGGATTGGGCAAAAGTATTTTATGACAAGACCGGTGAAATGCTTGGTGGCTTAAAAACTATGATACAATATATGCGAAAGGATTTCAGTAAAGGATTTGAATTAGCCTTTCAATCAGTATTGATATTAGCCAAAGCTATGTTTGAGTCATTGGTTGTAATGGCGAAAGGCCCGGGTCTTGAAATTGGAAAAGCTCTTGTTGAAGGAATAAAAAAAGGAGTTAAAGAGGAGTTTCCGAAATTATTTAAAATCCTAAAGTTTTTTGGAGAACATCCGCAGTTTTTAACTTTCCCTCCAATGCCTACATCTGGGTATGTACCATCGCCAGAACAGAAAAAACTTGAGGATTGGCGGAAAAAAGCCGAAAAGGTTCAAAGGAAAATAAACTTAAATCGCCCTGTTATGCCAACTGTTATAGATATATTTGCTACTGCTCGTGAGAAAATAGCATCATTATATGCTGCTGCACAAAAGCCACAAGGGCCATCGATAAAACCTTTGCCTTCTCCTCAAGAGTATTTTTTCAAAAGTATGGATGACGCATTGAAACGAAGTGATAAAAACGAACAAAAAATGATAAGTTTGCTTGAACAGATAGTTAATAGACCTGTAGGTTCGGTAGGATTAGAATAATGCCAACTGAAAATTATGATAGTAGAGATGAACGGTTAACCATGTATGGTTACCAGTTCACGACTAAATATACGGCAACTCGGGCCGAAACGCTTGACCCGAGGGCCAGCGGCCTGCCGTTAATAGGTGATTATTGGTCTCCTGCACGACCGGACATAAGATGTTCGGACGTGGAGATTAGACAATTGGCAGGTAATACTCACGCTATAATTACAGCGACCTGGTCTACAGAATGTGGTGAATATAGGCGAGGCAGACCTAACCAGATAGCATCGTGGGAAGATTCACTTGAGATAACTACAGAAGAGACTGTAATAGAATCCTGGATAGATTCGGTAACTGGCAAACCAGTGTCTTGGGCAGAAATGTGGAAAGCTGCTTCAGAGGATAATACTGATGATAACCGTCCTATATTAACAAAACATACGCCTCGAATGGTTTATACTTGCACAGTTTACGGTTCAGCGTCGCTTATAGGCCGATTTATGGAAGCGGCCGGTAAAATAAACAGCACTGATTTTATTAGTCAAGTCCAGACAAGAATAATGAAGGTAAAGACTAAAGAATCAGATGCTATAGCTTTTCACGATGCAGGCAAGTTATTATTTATGGGTTGTCGGCGGACACCGACTAATTCTGAAAATTATAAATATGAGCTGCATTTTTTATATAATCATTTAGGATGGAATAATCCTTATAATCTTGACCCTGATTTAACAGGTAGTTTTGAGATTTACGAATCGATGGAGTTTTATGATTTATTATCTGGTATGGATTATATAGAGGACGACCCGAATATGGGATTTTACAATGATTAATTTACCACCGGCAAAACGTAAAGGTCAAAAGGTAACATGGGAGGATTTTAACGCTCTGCGTGCCGCTATTTTGCGTAGCCGGATTAGCTTTAGAGGCCCGGGCACGTATTGCTCTGTCGGGCCTAACGGCACAACATTGAGCATTAGAGATTTATCGATCGCTTATAAGGTGTATATAGCCGAGGTGGATTCAAACGCAGAAGGTGGCGGATATTATAATTGTTATTTACAAACTATAGATGCTGACAACTGGAATACCGACACAGATGCATTAGAGTCTGAAGGCGATAGTGTTGTAGTAATGAACATTGCCGAAATTGGTCTTGATGTTCACGAATTAAGGGATGGAGACAGGATATTATGCTGGAAAAAAACAGACGATGAAGGCAATGAGCGATATATCGGGATACCGTGTTTGAAGATGGGGACGAGTGCAAACGCCGTCTCTGACACAGGTGCTTCGTTTGGCGGCAGGTTTATCTATCGTTGGTTTGGAGAGTGGTAATGTCAACTAATAATATATTAAAATGGAATGACGATGACAATACACTGACTGCTTACCTTAATAATGATAGTGGCGATACAGAAATTGGCCCTGCAAAATGGGATGATGATAATAATAAACTTGAGATAAATTATTCAGGAACAGATTATCAAGCAATGTGGGATGATGACGCAAATAAATTAGAGGTTCATATTCCCATTCTTACAGCAATATGGAGCAAAACGGCTTATTATTGTAACGACATTGAATTGGATGCTTTTGATGGTTCGGGTAATTGTTATTATGGAAAAGGAACATCTAATTATTCGATAGGCAAGTTAGATTCAGATGGCGAAGATGTATGGGAATATAATTCGGCTGAATGTAGTGGGGTTGCTGTTGATAGTTCAGGTAATGTTTATGGATGTGTTGCCAGCGGTTATGTTCCGACCAATCTTATAAAAATAAATTCGTCAGGAACAGAACAATGGACAAAGCCTGGGGAGGGCCTTGATAGGGATATTGAGATAGATAGTTCTGATTATTTATATATTTCTGGCAATCGTGATATATATGGCAGAGGATATACACTTTACAAATGTGATTCTGACGGAAATAGAATATGGAGAAAAAATTTAGGTGAGAATGTAGCTGGAAGAAAGATTGCAATTGATGGCTCTAACAACATATATCTTGCTACATCAAAACAAACAGGATATGATACAATTTATAAGTTTACTTCGGGGGGAACCTTAATCTGGAGTAAAGACACAGGCAGTTCTGCTTACGGAGTTGCTGTAGATGATTCTGGCAATGTATATGTAGTAGGCGATAGATTAGATTTGGGCGGTGGACAATATGCAACGCTTTGGAAATATAATTCATCAGGAACATTGCTTATGACTGCTGATTCTCTTAAGAGCGCCAGAGATGTTGCGGTCGGGAATGATGGTAAAATATATATTGCACAATATGGTTACAATGAAGACACAGACCTTACAATACTCAACTCGTCAGGGGAAATAATTGATACTTATGGTGCTTTTAGTTCTCATGCAACATGTATCGAAGTTGACACCAAAGGTGATATTTACATAGGTGGCTATACTATCGGTTCTGGGGGTAGTGTTAGGAAGATTGGTTATAGATAAAAATGTATAAGTCCAATTGGAAAATGGTAGCCTGCCGCCACTGGCCAGACGGGAAGTGGCGGATAAGGGCTACCAGTTAAAGATAATAAAAAGATGGAGATAGATATTAATGGCAACAGCAGCATCGACAGAATATATGAGTAATTTTTTAACTTCTATTGGCGTAACCACACCGACGATAGATTCGCATGCGCCAAGTAATAGTTACGCTTATGAGTTCATAGAGTGTATTTATCAGTTGATAACAAGTGGTATGGATGCAATTTTGACGGATGGGACTGATATATTAGTTGACCAGGATGGTAATGTTTTAATGGATAGTATTTAGGAGATTATTTAATGAGTTTGGCAAGTGAAAAAACTATATTTTTGCTGGAAAGCACATCGGGCGTCAATTTGAATGCGTCTGCAGACACGGAAACGCAGCTTTTTGAATGTCCTGTCGGCAAGCACTGCATACCTGTAATGGTTGTTCTGCATACCTTTTCAGCAGATGCCGGCAATTCAGTTGTAACTATAGGATTAACAGGTGGTTCTTGTGATGAGTTTTTAGGCGACCAGACGTTGAGTAATATAACAGCCGGCTATGCTGATGAATGTGTTATATTGATGCCAGTCCCTTCGGCTACACCTGTAGCCAGTCTGCTTATGGATGCCGGAGAGGCTTTAGGGATAGAGATAACAACGGCAGCCGGCTCGGCCTGCACTTGCACGGCAGATGTATTTGGTTATTTATTTGACGCATAAGATATGGATTATATACCGGAAAGTTTGACATTAACTGTAACTGTGCCTACATATGATCATATGCAGGTGTTTAGTGATGATGCGACCGGAACGATGGATTGGGATAATCCGCACGATAACCGGAAGTATTATCTATATGAACCGCAGTTAACTCGTTATGGATGGGGTTATGAAGGCTGGGGGCTTGGAGAATGGGGGGCGGGATGGACGATAGACATAAGTGTTAATGCCTTTGTATCGTCGCCCGGGTTATATAAGTTTGCTGTTGTATGTTTTGACACTGCAGGTAATCAGGGAGACAACGGTTCAGTAACGGAAACTTATCAGACGCCAAGACCTAAAAAACCTGGCGCATGGGGCACTGGTGCTGCTAATTATAGTGATGATATTTTAACAATAGATTTATAATAGGAGTTACAACATGATTAGAGAAGCAAAAAACAAATTATCAGTTGTTTTCAATGGAGATACAAAATGGATATTGACTTTGATGATAACTGTTATTGTAGCAGCAATAGCATATGGAAAACAACTTGAGTCTATTAATGCTTTAACAAGAGAGGTTAACAAAAAGGCAGATATTGCTATTATGGAAAAGAATGTAAAGATATTAGATACAAAGATAAGCAGTCTGACGACTGATGTTGGCGATATGAAAAAGGATATAGATATTATCCGGAGCGACATCAAGATTCTTTTACAGAAAACAAAGAGGTAAATCAAATGACGAGTTTATCTTTGACAAAAGAACAAGAAGCAATGACATGGCAGGAGCTTGAAAATTATTTTCAAAAAGAAGCTCCACCGCCAAAAGATGAGAATGAACTTCGTGCTCGAAAAGATGTTGTCTTTCGGCAACGTATTATCCAGACAGAGGATTTGAATAATAAAACTGTTGCAGAGATGGATAAAATAATGACGACTTTTACGGGTCGTCGGGGCGGAGCCATAAGGTCTCGTATTCGAGCAGAAAAGTTACGAGCTGAACAGGAAGCGGCAAGAGTGGCAGATTTTGAAAAAAGACATGCTGACTGGGCGGCAATGGGCAAACCGGCTAATTGGTTGACAGGCGTAAATGATAAGATTGTTGGCTTTAAAGATGTTGATTCGTTTCAGATAAAAGAGGATAAGATGTAATGGCGGTTGATGCTACAATTATAGTGGGAGGCAAGGGAGATGGAAGTGCTGCCAGTGATAACCATGGCGGTGGTTATACGGATAACTATACCGGCACATGGGTGGATGCTCAAAAAGATAATGGATTGTCAGTTAATCTTTCCGCTACATGGGGAGGTTCGCAAATAGCTTGCTCAATGGTGGAATCTCCTGATAATCCTGGTAAGGTCAGAGTTACTTTTCTTCATGGTTTTGATTTAGCTAAAGTAGGTATGTTAGCAAACATTGAGACTGTGGATGGTACATATCCTGACGACAGATACGAGGTTCTGGCAATTGACAGTAGTAACGGTAATTATGTTGATATAGATTTAGCCTATATATCCGACAGTGCCTGTGATATTCATGTAGGTGGTGCAATGAAGACTCCTGTAGCTGCTACAGATTTGGTTGTTGACGGTGAAGCCACCGACTTTTTAATCTCTCAGGATGCTACCAGCGGATTTGCGGAAACGATAATCTTTGCGACAGGTGGAGATCATACAGACCCGGCCAAAAAGTTGTTTATAAAGGGCGTGAGTCCTGATGATGGAGAATTATTACCAGCCGGTTCTTATATTACTTTAACTGAGGGGACTGGCCCTGTTGCCGCTACAATGATATGGGATGATATAAATAATGTTAGTATGGCTGGAATATATTTAACTGGTTCTAATACTACTGGTTTGAATATTTCAAATGGGGCGAGTGGTTATAACTATTTCATTGAAAATTGTAAGCTGGCCGACAATACTTATGGATTATATATTAATGGCACATATGTAAATAATGTTTTTGTAAGGAATTGTGTCTTTTCCTCTAATTCGGACGGGGATATTCAGGCTCTGAATATAGCTATAGATTGCCTAAACTGTCGGTTCGAGTCTAACGTAGTTTCGCAGGTAGTTGTTAAACATGTGGGGATGTTTAGAAATTGCATTTTCATTGACGGGGAAAAAGCAATTGTTCACTCACACGGCTATATTTTGAACGTATCTAATTGTGTGTTTTATAACCAATCAGTCGCGTGCATAGACAATGGAAGCTCTATAGCTGCGGCTACGGTTGTGGCATACAGTAATATATTTATGCCTGCCGCTACCGCTAACAAATCAATCCTAATGACACGAGGCAGCACCTTATATGCAGATTATAATTGTTATTGGAGTGTAGCAGGTGGAGCATGCGATTATTCTGATTACGGAGGAGGAGATAATGCAATCGAAATTAATCCTCAATTTGACGAAAATTATTTACCAGCGACGTGGCAGTTGATGGAATCAGGTATAGAAGATACCGGTGGAAATCCTACTCATATAGGTGCTGTAGGTAAGCCGTCCGCATATGATATAATTGTGGCCGAGGAATCATAGAGGAATCTTGATTATGGTGGATTATCATAGCCCAATAGTTGGATGGATACCAGACCCGGATAATGACACCGAAGCTAAATTATATAATACCGGCTGGGATAATGTAACTCTTGACCTTGCACGATACAGAATATCGCATGGTAGAGCGTCAGAAATTGGGCCGGTTAAACGCATAACAATTGAGTCCGGTTCTGTTGTTGTTGATCCGGGCCCTGTCCCTCAAAGATTATCAGTTATACCTATGGCGGGCGGAACTATGCGGTTAGACTGGATTGCCGGCGAACTGTCTGATAATTGTGCTACACCAGACGGCTACAAAGTGTATCTAATTGACGATGATGGGAATGAGACTCTATTAGATACGGTTGCTCATAATAATCATCGGTTGCAACACAGCACCACAACAGAGTCTTTGAGTGATGGATTGAAGACATTCGAGGTGCGAGCTTATCGAATTGTGTCAGAGACAACCTATGAATCAGAGGGTATTCAGGCAACTGGCAGGTCCGACAATGTGGGCCCAATTGCAGCAGAAGCCCCGACAATAACATAGACAAAATAGAAATTTTTTCATTTTTTCCTCCTTTCTACGGTTCGGGCTTTTGTGTCCGAACCGTTTTTTTAAATATATCCTTTTTTAACTCTATATCCTAAAAAGAATTATAATCTTTTGTGAAAAATTCTTATTTTTTATTTGACATACTCCGAAATGATGTTATACTTAATAATATGTCAGAGCTAATACCACAAACTAATCCAGACATCGGTAAGCCAAATCTTTGTGATTTTAGCTCTGACAGCCGGTGTCTGGGTTTTTTTTGGAGTATAACCTTATGAAGACAATACAACTTACACAAGGCCAAGTGGCATTGGTGGATGATGAAGACTACAAACGATTAAGCCAACATAAGTGGTTTGCTTCATGGTATCCAAGTATAAAATCGTATTACGCCGTCCGCAAATCACAGAAAATAAATGGAAAACAATATTCCATTCTTATGCATCGAGAGATATTAGGCCTTCAAAAAGGCGACAAGTGGCAGGCCGACCACATAAACCACGACACTTTGGACAACCGCAGGTGTAATTTACGTATCTGTACTAATCAGCAAAATCATATGAATCAGCGTAAATATCGGACACATGCCGGCAAAAAATGTTCATCCGGATATAACGGTGTTTATTGGCATAAAAACGCAAAAAAATGGCAAGCGCAAATCAGGTTTAATGGAAAACGAACACATCTTGGTCTTTTCACTTCTGAAATAGAAGCCGCCAAAGCATATGATGTAGCAGCCAAAAAGTATTTTGGCGATTTTGCTAATCTTAATTTTAGAAAGGAGAAATACAAAGACAAGCCTGTTATTGTCAATGTTAACGCCTATGTCAAAAAATAGAGGAGACACAAAATGGCACACAAGTATATTAGAGATGCTAATTTAGACAAAGAGCTTCACACGCCTATTCATATGGGAGGTGGCGGTTTATATGACGATAAACCTGTTTGTCAGTATTGTGAGCAAATAATTGATGACGATGATTTGATAGTCGTCAATCATAAAGAAGCTCATCTATCGTGCCACGAATTTGAAATGAGAGAAGGGTGAGTATCTCCTTACTGCTGTAGCGGCCTCGATTTCTTCCCGTGTCGGGGCCGCAATTTTTGCCAAAGAATAATTTATTTGACAATCTTCAAAAATAGGTTATACTTATAATATGAAGCATAAGAATATCCAACAAAATGAACCAGCCAGAGCCACATTTTGGACAAATCGTCCAACCTATGCTTCATCTCTGGCTGGTTTTTCTTTTGGAGATTATCAGATGAGAACTATAGAGTTAACTCAAGGCCAGGTGGCGCTGGTGAACGATGAGGACTATGGGGGGTTGAATCAATTTAAATGGTTTGCTGTCTGGTCTCCAAATACAAAATCGTTTTATGCTGAACGCCACTCAAAAACAGTCAACGGAAAAAGGCACACAATTTCTATGGCACGAGAGGTTTTAGGCCTTCAAAAAGGCGATAAACGGCAGGCAGACCACATAAATCACGACACATTAGACAACCGCCGGTGTAATTTGCGTATTTGCACTCATCAGCAAAATGGAATGAATCGGCGCAAACGTCGGCCACATGCCGGCAAAAAATGCTCGTCCAGGTATAGCGGTGTTTGTTGGGATAAAAGGGCGAAAAAGTGGCGGGCATATATCCGGCATAATGGCAAACGTATTTACCTTGGCTATTTCACTTCCGAAATTGAAGCCGCCAAAGCATATGATAAAAAAGCTAAAGAGTTATTTGGCGAGTTTGCTAATCTTAATTTTAAGGAGTAAAAGATGGGCGCATATGAGAAAAAATCCCAAGACACACGATTTGTGGCTTACGCAACCAATTTATCGTCCAAATCCGGACGGGTATTGGTTCGTATCGAGCATCCTCGTGAAGGAACATTAGCGGTTGTAATGGAACACAATGACGCCGTGGAATTAAGAAATTGGTTAGATAATGAAATATCTATCCCTGACAAAACATCTAAAACACCGCTGGTCTGGACTGTAGCTGAGATTGCAAAGCGATTCAAGAAGAAGCCGAAATTCATATCGGATATTATCAAGTTAACCAAGATAAAGCCGATAAAGATAGTGAATGGTAGAACTAAACTCTATAGTTATCTACAAATACAATTGATAGAAGAACAAATAGAAAGGCGAATTAAGGAGAAATAATGTGGAAAAAGAAATATATAAAAAATTCACTAATGTATTTATCGAACTTCTTCTTATAAAAGATATTGCGAAGCGGATAGTCGATGAGATAGAGACCTATCAGGATGGTCAAAAATTGAGTAAAGAAAAAATGCCGCTCATATCTATCGGGCCATCGGGGATTGGTGGAGAGTATCAAAAGGAGTACTATGATGTTCATCGGAACTGACAATAAGCCAGCTATTCAGGAAAATCGAACTGTCAAGCAGCTTATCAATGACGGATTACCGCAAGAGCTGGCAGAGCTTTTGGGCAGTAAGACAAAAGAGGTTGTTGCTGATATATTAGACGGAGGCGACAATGGACATCGTGAAAACATTAGAGAATGAATTTAATGAGTTAAACAGAAACGAAGATAAAAACTGGGTCGTTGAATGGGTTTTAAAGCGAAAAGGTCAAATAGAGTCAACTCGTCAGGCCGTCAAGAACCGATTCAAAGAAATAATGGCTGACCTCGATAAAGAAGAAGAAGCTATGGATAATTTCTATGGTTCTGCATTCAAATCTGAATCGGACAAACTGATTCGAGACCAGCGTAAGAAAAAATCTGTAAAACTACTAACTGGCACTATTGGTTATCGAACACAACCGGACAAACTGGTCATCACAGATATAAACGCAGCTATTTTGTGGTCATATGAGAATTTTAGCAATAATGATTTTATCGATGCAGTTAAAAACATTGATATTGAGGCGGCCAAAAAACTGTTAGCTCCGGCTGAGTTACGGCAGATAGCTACTGATTTATATATCAAACCGCTGGAAGAGCATATAAAGACAACGGGTGAAATCCCTGACGGGTGCGAATATATAGTGGGCAAAGAGGTTTTTTATGCGAAACCAATTACTTTATCTTTACCAGAGAAAAAAGATGCTTGACAAACTGTGAATCATAGGTTATACTTCTAATATGCTACGCAGAGTTATACAACTTAATCAGCCAGTCAGAGGCATTTCGGGTGAAAGCCCATTCTGCGTAGCAACTCTGACTGGCCTTTTTTTAGGAGTATAAACTTATGAAAACAATACAATTAACACAAGGGCAGGTAGCGATAGTGGATGATGAGGATTATGAATGGTTAAGCCAATGGAAATGGACGGCTGATTGGTCATCAAAAACATCATCATTTCGTGCCAGACGAAATGTTTATCGAAAATCTAAAAAACCAACAGTAATCCGAATGGCTCGTGTCATTCTTAATCTCAAAACAGGTGATAAACGCCAGGTTGACCATATAAATCACAATACTCTGGATAATCGCAGATGTAATTTAAGGATATGCACTAATCAACAAAATGCACGGAATCGTTATAAACGAAAGAAAAACAATAGAGGACACAAAGTTACTTCCAATTTCATTGGAGTTTGTTGGAGCAAACAAAACAAAAAATGGATAGCCCAAATTACAGATAGAGGGAAACATTTTCATTTGGGAAGTTTTAATTCCGAAATTGAAGCAGCCAAAGCTTATGACAAAAAAGCAATAGAGTTATCCAATGAATTTGCTAATGTTAATTTTGAAAGGTTAAAAAAATGAATGACGAACAAATAAAACAATTAAATGAATGTCCGTTGCCAGAGACGTTACATACTCGCAAGCAGGCAGGTCTTACGCTTACATATATAGAAGGATGGCAGGCAATCCAAAAAGCAAATGAGATATTTGGCCCGGGTGAATGGAGCCGGATGTTTGTCGATGAAGGCATAAAAGAGGTTTATAGTGAAGCTGTTGAGACAAAGAAAGGCATAAGAAATGATATAGGTGTAATATGCAAATATCGGATAGAGTTAAAAGACGGCACTGTTGCAGAGGATATAGGCTATGGTATAGGCCAAAGTTATGTCAATATAGGCGACGCATATGAAAGCGCTGTAAAAGAAGCGGTTACGGACGCACTTAAGCGCTGTTTGCGTAGTTTTGGTAATGCCTTTGGAAATTGCTTATATGACAAAGATTGGTTAGCAGATAATGCGACAAATAACGTGCCAAAAACAAAACCGCCAAAAGCATCTTTATCCGGCGGAAGTCCTGACGGTGCAAGCAAAAAATATATGCAAAAGGCAAAAGAATTGCTATGGAAAAAAATGCAAGGTATCTTCGGGCCGGCTTTGCCGGATAAAGAGAACATTCCTAATTTCATACTCTGGCTTATGGAACATTACCAACTGAAAGATAATGATTACGAATTACTGATGGACAAATTAGGTGGCGTTGTGCCCAGCGAAGCCGAATATATAGTGAAATCGTTTGATTTATCGCTTTCAAAAAAAAACGATTAGATAGATATAGACAATTGATGTCGCCGTTTTTCGAGAGAGAGAAATGAGTAAAAGGATACAAAGACATGTCGGACAGATAAGAGATAATGAGATAGTCTGGACATATTATAAAATGAGACAGGAAGCTATTGAGTCTTTGCCTGACGGTACTTGGATTTCAGAGACTATCCGGCCTGTCGGTAAACCTATAACACAACACCAATTAGGGTATTATTACGCCGTAATTTTGCCTACTATTCACAAGCAGTTAGTGGAAAATGGTATAGAAGTGATGGGTGTGCCAATATCAGAAGACATGGCAGATACCATAATTAAACACTATTGCAGTGAAGGGTTACTAAAACGCAATATGACTGTTAAAGACGCTAAACAGTTCATCGACAATGCAATACGTTGGGCGGCTGTTACTCTTGGTTGCTCGATACCTCCTCCAGATAGAAATTGGTTTAATAAGAAAGGATAAAACTATGAATTACAACAAAATAATTTTAGCAGGCCATCTCACAAGAGACCCGGAAATGACTTATCTACCATCGCAAACACCTGTTACGGAGATAGGTCTCGCCACTAACCGCAAGTATAAAGATAAAAACGGCCAACAAAAAGAAGAGGTTTGCTATGTAGATTGTCGTGCTTATGGAGCTGCCGCCGAAACGCTGAAAAAGTATTTGACCAAAGGCAACCCCTTACTCATAGAAGGGCGATTATGCCTGGACACTTGGCAGGCCCAAGATGGCTCAAAGCGCTCCAGGCACAGGATATTCATAGAATCGTTTCAATTTCTTGGTGATAATTATAGAAGTTCGTCTGATATTCCGGAAGATACACCGAATGCACCGGCGACGAATGATGACCTTATACCGTTTTAAGGGAGAAAAATTATGACGCCATATGCAATGGCCCGACACGATTGCGCTAATTTTTTACCGAATAACTCTTGTCTTGGTGTAATGCCAGAGGGCCTACTAAATCCTAAATTGCTTGTTCAGGCACACGATAAATGCTTATTAGGTTGCAGTCCTATGAAGCCCTGTCGGTATTTCGAGCAAGTTGTTTTACCGCTGGCAGACAATCCAAGCCCAAAAGATAATCCGGACTTACAGGCAGAACGGTTAGAGGCAAGAGAAATATATCTCAATGCCCGCAAAAAACCAATACCAGAGGCAAAGATTCGTAAATGTGAATGCGGCGCTCTGCTGGCAAAATATAAACAAGTGTGTGAAAAATGCGCTCGAAAACGACAACTTGAATCTAAACGAAAATATAAGCAAAAAACGGGTAGCCTGGTAGATAAACTATGCCATTTTGACCGCTGTAAGTCCTTGTCAAATAAGGGCTGAAAAATGACCGAAAAACAGATTGGTATAAAACTACCAATAATTACGAAATAGAAATAGTTTATCTACCAAGAAGAGCCGATTAGAGGCCGTCTCGGCAAAGTGAGCTGAAATATGAGAATAAGAGGTGTTTTATACTGGTTAGCAAGGTTACTCGGAGATATAACTGCTGTCAGAAAAGGTAAAGCCGGCAGGCGGATAATACGCAGGATTGCCGGTAAGGCTTCTGGGCGTATCTTACGAAAGCTGTAGCGATACTGACGGTAAGTCTTTGCCAGAGCAGTGTTTAATAAAAATATCAGAAAAACATTTGACAAGCGGCGATAAGTGTGATATAGTTATATTATGCAACAGTTAAAACCATATTTTAATAGCAAACAAAACAACCCAAATACTGGTATATCAAGTCTTTATGGTTTTGATTGTTGCAGCCAGTATCTGGGTTTTTCTTTTGGACAAGAGATATTATGATAGAAAAAACCGTATCAAGAGACTTTAAGGGCGTATGGATACCACGTCATATCTGGCTAAATAAGGAATTAACACTTCAAGAAAAAGTTTTTTTGGTTGAAATCGACAGTTTGTCAAAGTCGGAGCGTGGTTGTTTTGCCTCAAACAGTCATTTTGCCGCATTTTCAGGGTTAAGCAAGTGCAGGTGTAGCCGTATTATCAATAGTTTAATTTCAAAAGGTTGGGTAAAATCGTCAGAAAAACGAAAAGGAAAGCAAATAGTAGAACGGATATTATGGCTAACGCCAAAAGCAAATGACACAATAAGGGTATTGCGAAAATGTCAAGAACCCTATTGCGGAAACGACAAGAACCCTATTGCGGAAACGACAATACCCTATTGCGGAAACAGCAAAGGGAGTAATACAGTAGAGATATACAAAAATAGAAATACAGAAGAGAATGCGCGCGCACAAACAACTGCTAAAATAATCAATTTTTTCAATTATTGGAATCAAACAGAAAAATTACCTAAAGCCAGAGAATTAACCGCATCTAGAAGAAAACATCTTACTACCAGATTTAAGGAAAAGCAATTTAAGGAACATTGGCGAGAAATAATTGATAAAACATCCGCCAGCAAGTTTCTTACAGGTGGAGGTGAGAGAGGCTGGAAGGCAGATTTTGACTGGATAATCCAGAACGACAGGAATTATACAAGGGTTTTAGAAGGTCGCTATGATTATGTTTGCGGACGAACAGAACAAACAAAAGAGCTTGACCCGGGCAGTGAAGAATATTGGAAGGATAAATGAAGGTGAAAGAGTAAGTTTTTGATATGTGAAATTCGCCACTTGACAAATGACTGTTATAGGCTATATTTACAATATGTTACATAGAAAAGCACAACTTAACCGGTGGAAATGGTATGCTCATTGGAGTTCAATTACAGCATCATTTTATGCCAGGTGCCATTCTCCGCAAATCAATGGAAAACAACATCGTATTCTTATGCACCGAGAGATTTTAGGGTTAAAATACGGCGATAAACGACAGGCAGACCACATCAACCATAATACACTCGATAATCGCCGATGTAATTTACGAATCTGTAGCCATCAACAAAACGGAATGAATCAGCGCAAACATCGGACTTGGTGTGGCAAAGAAACCTCGTCAAGATATAACGGTGTTAGTTGGCGTAAAGATGTGAAAAAATGGGGGGCACGAATCTGCTTTAATGGAAAACACATTCATCTTGGCTATTTTACTTCAGAGGCAGAAGCTGCTAAAGCCTATGATACCAAGGCGTTAGAATTATTTGGCGAATATGCTAATCTTAATCTTAAAAGAGCTTAATAATGAAAAAACTGGGAAAGATTATGTTCCTGAAAAAGACAGAGCTAAGTAAGATGATAAATAATCCAAACAGAATACGTTATAAAGATATAGACGTCCGATGTCCATTTTGCGGAGTTAAACACGCCAAAGAAGCTGTGCCCGCTGACAGTGAGGAGAGTTTTATAGAGCGTGTGTGTAGTAAAAGAGTATGTAGAAGACAACACGAATGGATGTTAGCAAGCGACGGTGAGCAGATAAGAAAAGCGGTGATGTTGGCTAATGTAGGTGAGCTGTATATTAGAGATGGCAAGCTCCCTACGCTGGCTAATTTTATACCAAATTTAAGTCTTCAGTGGGATAGGTCAAGCTATATTTGTGGGCCAAGCGACAGTGGTAAAACTTGGGCTCTATGCGCAATAGCCTGCGACGCATTAGCTAATGGCAGAAGTGCTAAGGTTTTAAATTGGGTGGATTTTCAAATTGAGGTCCGAAATACATATCAGCCAGCAGCAAAAGAGACTGAATTAGATATATTAACTCGGTATATAAGGCCGGATGTGTTATGTTTTGATGATATTGGGGCTGGTAAACGCACAGCTAAAGGCCAAGAGTCAGAGGCAGCCAGAGTTCTTTTATATGCATTGATTAACAAGCGGTATTATCGTAATTTTATTACACATTTTAGCAGCAATGTGGAACAGGACAAATTAGCGGGAATATATGATGAGCGGATTGCACATCGTATCCGGTTTATGAGCAAAGAGATAGTTTTGAAGAAAATAATAAATAAATAGTTGTTTGGTGAATACGCAAATCTTAATTTTAAAAGAGCTTGATGATGAAAAAGAAAAATAGACGATATTGGAAGAAGCAATGCGATAATCTATGGTCGCATCTTGTTCGATTGGTAGGTCATTGTGAAATTTGTGGCAGGCCCGGAAAGCTGACAAAGGATGGCAGGCCAATTAAAGGTTTGAACTCTCATCATCTACTCAGTAAAGGTGCGTATCCGCAGTTTAGACATGATATATATAATGGCATATGTCTCTGTGTTCGCTGTCATATTTGGGGTTCTGTAATTGATGGTGTCCGGATAGCTGCTCACGGTGATTTAGAACAACAACAAAACTTTTGGAAATGGATGAAAAAAAATAAATCGGAGACCTATGAGTGGTATGAAAGAAATAAAAATAATAAAAAGCACATATCGATTGATTATGAAGAGAAATACAAGGAATTATCTGAAATGATTACACCTGAATGATTACACCTGATTTTTAATAGATTTTCGGCAATGGCCGAGAAAGGAGCTAAATATGTGCCAGTCAGCGAATTTTATAGTAACAAAAGAAAATAGCGATTATAATGTTTTTTGGGGTTCTGATATCAGTGAATCTTATAAAGACATACTCGAAAAATTCAATCTTAAGATATGGGATAATCGGAGTGAATTCGCTCTTATATGTGTAAAGGTTACCCCACCGAATTGTGATTATATTTCGCCATTACCAAAATGGGAATATGAACTTAATCAAACATTATTACCTTCGTGGTATAATACAGAAACTACAAAAGTAGTTGAAAATGTGGTCAGAAAAGAATTAGAAAAATGGCTTAAGGCAAAAGTGGTTTTGCCAAATCAAACAAGAAAAGTTAGTGGTAATACTTATATCACAGCGGCTTTTGGCAAAGTAGAAGCACATGGTTCAAGTTTAGTGAATGCTTATGATTTAAGTGAAATAAGTGCTTTTGATTCAAGTCAAATAAAGGCTTATGGTAATAGCAGAATAATGGCTTATGATAATAGTGAGATATTTGGTTATAATTCAAGCTTTATAGAAGCCTTTAATTTTAGTAAAGTAAATGTTTATGAGTCAAGCTCAGTAATTCAGTGGGGAGACAAGGTTAAAAGTTTACTTTATGGACCTGGCGCATGGTTAATGGACCGAACAGGTGTTGAACCAAAAATAATTATTGGAAAGAAGGGAGACAAAAATGAAGTGGCTGACTGAAGAAGAAATAAAAAAGGCCGCAATGAAAAGTCCTATAGCCGTAAGGGAATGTTCTGCACTACATTGGAGACAAATTAAGGATGCCGGACCAAAGGAGTTTTGTGATGCAGAACTACAGGGTGTCGTGTCAACAAGTCAGAATTATTGTGCTTTATGTCAACGTTATGAAAATGGTTTTCGATGTCGTTGCGAACTCTGTCCTATACACGATGAAGACTTTGTGTGTTGCGAAGAGTATGAGGACGCAAATGATTTGATAAAAGAGGATATAGATGAGGGAAAAGAGCAATGGAGTCCGAAGACTCTTGAAGCGATAGATAGGTTGATAGAAAGAATTGAAGGGAGACAAAAATGAAGTGGCTGACTAAAGAAGAAATAAAAAAGGCCGCAATGAAAAGTCCTATAGCCGTAAGGGAATGTTCTGCACTGCACTGGAAGCAGATTCGAGACGCAGGTCCTGATGAATATCTCAACGCAGGAGACGATGAACTTGTATCGACTTCAGCAGTCCATTGTGCATTATGTCAGCATTATGACTGTTGTGTTGATTGCCCAATACACGATGTGGGTTCTATTTGTTGTAAAGAGTTTACTGATGCTCGTATGCAGATGTCAAAAGATATTAAAAAAGCACAGAGCGAGTGGAGTCTGGAAACCATTGAAGCAATCAATAAACTAATTGAGAAGATAGATACGAGTAAATCGGTTAATTGTAGGATAACTGCAGGATTTGAAGATTTACCATTTTAGGAAAGGTAAGGTGTAATTATGAAAAAAAGAATTGTAGTATTGGTATTGGTAGCGGTTTTTGTAGTTGGATGTAGTGGCGTCCAGTTAAGTCCGAAGTATTCTGACTTGCTTAATAGGACGGCGGCGGTATCAGCAGAAATAGCCAAAAGAGCAGAAGTTGGCGAGTTGTCTGAAGATGAGATGAAAGCAGCATTAGTTAAGCAAGCTGAGACGTGGAAGTTGTTTCAGGATGCCAAAAATGGTGTAAATAAATAAAATTGTTTTTATTTGACAATCTCCAAAAATGTGTTATACTTACTATAGACAATGAGGCTTTTATGAAAATCATAATAAAATCGAAGCCGCTTTTACCGGTAAACCTCCTCATAAGAGCCTTATTGTCTCCGGTAAAGCGGCTTTTTTAGAAGCGTAACCTTATGAAAGCGATAGAGTTAACTCAAGGCCAGGTGGCGATTGTGGACGATGAGGACTATGAATGGCTGAATCAAT